TCAGCCACAGCTCGCCTCTTTGGCCTTCACCGCGCCTGGATGAACAAACAACTCCACACCACTGCGCAGCAGGTCGCGCTGGGTTTCACGCAGCAGTGTTGGGTCCAGGTCCAGCTTGCGGGCCAGGGCTTCAGCCGCCCAGCGGGCGCCCATGGTGTTGCTGGCGGATTTCTTCTCGCCGCGCGCGGTTGCCACATAAGTCATGCCGGTATAGCGGGTGCGAATTTCAACGGGCATAGCGGCGGCGCTCCTGGGCTTTTTTGGCGGCGACTTCGGCCTGGTAGGCAGCCCACTCGGCTGCCCAGCGGCGCTGACGGATGCGGCTGCACAACTGATGCTTGCGCGTAGCACGGTTTTGGCCGCAGATTTCGCAGGTGCTGGGCGTCAGCGGATGGCTGGCCATAGTTGGGCACAGGGGCTCCAAGGCGTTATGCTCTGCCCCGCCTTCCTTCGGTTGATTCACTTGCATGGTGCTTCTCCTTGGTTGGTCAGGCCCTGGTGAGTTGCCGCTCACCGGGGCCTTCTTGTTTCAGCGTGCGATCAGCAGGAACAGATCGGTCAGGTGGTTCGCGCCGGTGACTAGCAGGGCCAGCCCGCTCGCCACCCAGCCCCATGAGGCCAGCCGCTCCAATAGCCAGGCGCGCAGACCTGAGCTGTCTTCGTCTTCGTCGTAGTGCTGCATGGTGCTTCTCCTTAGTGGGCCTCTCAGAACTCGGTCGTCAGCGAGCCGTCTGGCCTAACGCGCATCACGTCGACCTCAAGACCCGGCTCGCGGGTCGATGCAGCCCATTCCTGTGCGCTTTGCAATGTGGCTGAGTACACGTCGACCGCTTGAAACAGCGTCCCCGGGTTGGTCACTACCGCGTATTTCGCAGCTGGCGGAGGCGCTGTGCGGCCTGTACGGGAACCGATAGAGCGGGTGCGTTGCATGGTGCTTCTCCTTGGGTTGGGGTGTTGCTCGACGGTCAAGCGTTGCCGCGCTTGGCGTCGGGGTTTTGGAACATCCAGCACTTCACCGTGGGGCAGCGGCCGGACATGGGGTTGCGGCGGTTGAAGGCGTCGCGGACGGCGCTGTCGACGGCGCGGTTTTTCTCGATGAATTTGCGGCTGCGGCTGTTAGGCAGCAGGTTGCGAAGCGTGCCGATGTCGGCCAGCTTCTGTTTGTGCTCGGCGGCGCGCTCGCAGAATTCGTTGAGGTTGATGGCGATCACCTCGGGCTTCTTGCTGTGGTCCACCACCGGCTCGTCGTTGAGGCCTTGCAAGTAGTCGAACACCTCCCAGAACTCGGCTACTTCGGTCGGGTCGGAATTCACGGCGCTCTGGCGGGCCAGGGCCATGGCGATCAGCTCCCGCTGCGCGGCGGCGTGCTGGCGATCGGTCATGGTCACCACCCCGCGCAGCGCATCGAGCAGAGCCAGCAACTGGGCGTGGTTCTTGATGATTCGCTCGATGCGGATGTCTTTCAGCTCGCGCAGCGCGGCCTCATGCACCTTGACCTGCTGGCGAAAGGTTTCCAGCACCGTGCTTTCGCCCTTCGCCGCCATCAGCAGGAAGTGCGACACGTTCATGGCGCTCAGGTGGTTGAGGTTGTCCGCCGCCGCACGGCTGGCACTGGTGACCTGGGGCCGCACAAAGTGCAGCTTGACGATACGGGTGAGGATCGCCTCGCTCGCCGCCACGGTGGCGTTCTGGCTGATGACGATCGTCCCGCGAAACGGCGGCTCATAGGTTTCGTTGCCGGCCGTCTTCACGCCGGTGACGCCAAGGGTGCCACCGTTGAACAGCGGCTTGAGTTCGTCCCAGTCGTAGGCCTTGGCGGCGGTGCGGTCGTTGTCGCTGCGGTCGGCCTCGAGCAGGACCAGCGGCATGCCGGATACCTGCCCCATCCAGCGGCGCAGGCCCGCCTTGGACATTTTGGAGGGGTCCTTGCCCTCCTCGTCCGGCCGGCCGAGCAGCTTCCAGAGGAACATCAGCAGCGTCGACTTGCCCGCGCCGGCCTCGCCGGTCACTTCCAGGAACGGAAACGACTGGTACTCGTCGCGGATCTGCTCGGCGAACAGCGAGCCGAACCAGAACGCCAGCGCGACGATGCCTTGGGCGCCAAAACAGGTCCACAGCCAGTCGAGCCACTCGGCGCGGTAGCCCTCGTCGGTACGGGCGATTTCCAGGCGGATCGACTTCTGCAGCGTCTTCAGGCGCAGCTGTTTGAACTCGAAGTAGTCCTCGGCGTTGGCCTTCTCCACCACACCGCCACGCACGGCCAGGTCGCCGAACACGTAACAGCCGTGCTCCTTGCTGTAGCCGATGTAGTCGATGGTCTTGACGGTTTTGAGCCCGTAGAGCTGGGCCTTCATGATCTTGTCGAGCTGGCTGCCGCTGCCGGTGAACACCGCGCCCGCGGCCATGCCGAGCAAGCGTTTCTTGAACTCGCTCGCCGCCGCCACCTGGCCACCGGTGAAGGTGTTGCGCACCGTGGGTTCGTCATGCGGGAAATCGACGCGGAAGTAGTACCAGGACTCGTCCGTCACCTCGTTGCGCTGGAAGTACAGCGCCTTGGGGTAGCAGTTGGCGATCTCGACAACGCAGCCGGCCATGCGCAGCGCCTTGTCGCGAATCTCCTGGCGGGTGAGCAGTTGCTCCCCTTGCGAGTCACCGTCCTCGAGGCCTTGCACCGCCTTGTTGAATTTCTCCAGATCGAGCTTGAACCAGTACATCCGGTTGCCGAAGCCGAAATGAAACTCGCTGGTTTCATCCCACTCGTAGATCAGCATCGCCTTTTCGGAGGCGTTTTCAGCGATCAGCAGCGCGCCCTGGTGACGGGCTGCCTTGAGGTCCCGTTCGATCTGGTCGGCGCGCTTGTCTTGGTCCAGGAACATCCAGCGCTGATGCAGATCGTTCCAGTCGATTTTACGGTCGCCCTGCTGAATCTGAGCGGCCTCGCAGGTGAAGCCCAGTTCGCGCGCCATCTTCACCCAGCGGCGGGTGTAGCGATGCGCGCCCGGCTCGTTGTCTAACGCCCAGACCAGCTTCGGCAGCCTTTTATCGGCATCCGCGCAGGCCTTGGCCAGCGCCTTGAGCGACTCGGCCGGAAAGGCGTTGCTGCTCATCGCCGAGACGGCATCGATGTCGTGGTGCAGCAGCGCAATGGCGTCGAAGATGCCCTCGACGATCCACAGCTCCCGTACCTCAAGCAGATCCAGCGACGGCGGGCACCACCAGTAGCCCTTCATGGACTGGCCTGGGGCAAAGCGCGCCTTCTGCTTGCCGAAGCGGTGCGGGCGATCGATCAGCCGCTCCCAATAGCCGCCCTTCTCCAAGGGAAAGCGCACAGTGGCAGAACCAATGCCGAGCTCGCGGCTGAAATAGGTCTCCTGGGTGTACCAGCCGCTGATCCGCTCCAGATGCAAGCCGCGAGCGCCTTGCAGGTAGCTGTTGGCCGTGGCGGTGGGGTCCTGCTCGGTGGCCGGGGCGCGCTTGCTCCAGTCGTCGAACAGGTCGTCGAACAGTTCTTTGACGTGCCACTGCTGGCCGCATTTGCTCTCGCGCCCGCACTTGATGAACCACGGCTCGTCGTAGCGGCTGAACAGCTCGCGCTTGTTGCAGTCAGGGCACTCGCCCTTGCGCATGTAGTTGGTGCCACCGACGCGCTTGAGGCCGAACTGCTGCTCGAGGCGAGCCAGCACCTCGGTGCGGATGGCGTTGTCCATCGACTTCATGGGCGCGGCCCCCAGACGAAGGCGTGCGCCTCGGCATAGGTGGCTTCATACGCCTGTCGAGTGATGGCTCCTGCTTCGAGCAGCCCGGTCAGGTGCCCCTGAAGGCGGTTCACCTGCAGTTGCTGGTCATGGTAATCGGGCGCCTTCTTCAGCCATTCCAGATTGGCTTTGAACATGTAGCGCGCCGGATCGGCCGCAAGCGCCTCGCAAACGATCAGCGTGCTCATGCCGGCACCCCCGCTTCCTTCAACTGCTTGACCAGCTCGCGCATGGTGCGGTTGAGCCCTGCGATATGCGGGTGGTCTGCCAGGATCTTCGGGCCGCGCAGGCCTTGCGGCGTGTAGCGATACTTGTCGTCGAACCAGCACGCCGCCATGAGTTGTTCGTACTGGCTGGTCAGCCAGCGCAGATAGGCTTTGGCCTGGGCGGGCTTGAGCCTGATTTCTAGAGTGATGTCACACATAAAAGCCACCATTCGGGCGCAACTTCCCCCTACCCGCTCAACGGC